GGCCATTGACGCATCGCCCGGTTAGTTTTAACCTTGTCCACCGTGATTCACGTTCGTGAACATGTCCTTTCAGGGCCGATATAGCTCAGTTGGTAGAGCAGCGCATTCGTAATGCGAAGGTCGGAGGTTCGACTCCTCTTATCGGCACCATTCTAACGTCTCCCCAAGTCTACTAAAGTATTTAAAAACCTCTTATAATCAGTATATTAATGCCCCTTTTAGTCTTTTGACGTCTACTTAAGTACCCCAAAATCTACAGTCAATTGGGGGTACTTTTGGGGGTATTTGCTGTTCGGTTTAGTGGAGGTACCCCCAAGTGAAACTCAATGCCCGTCAAATAGACACTGCCAAGCCAAAAGAGAAGGCTTACAAGCTGGCTGATGGTGGCGGTCTGTATCTCTTGGTAAAACCTAGTGGAGGAAAATATTGGCGCTTCAAGTATCGTGTAGCTGGTAAAGAGAAGCTGTTAGCACTAGGTGTGTATCCTGAAGTTACCTTGGCTGATGCTCGTGCAAAACGTGAAGAAGCTAAAAGGGGTATCGCTGGGGGTATCGATCCGATGGAAGCGAAACGAGAGGAAAAGATTGCCCGGGAAACGCAGTTAAACAACACCTTCAAAGATATTGCCCTTGAGTGGCACAGCAGCAAATTAAAAAAATGGTCTGCTGGTTATGCTTCAGACATCCTCGAAGCCTTCAACAAAGATGTGTTCCCTTACATTGGCAAAAAACCAATCGCCGAAATCAAACCACTTGAACTGCTGAATGTGCTGCGGCGCATCGAGGGGCGCGGTGCTACCGAAAAAGCCAAAAAAGTGAGGCAGCGATGCGGGGAGGTTTTCCGCTATGCAATTGTCACTGGACGTGCTGAGTATAACCCTGCACCGGATCTCACCAGCGCGATGCAAGGTCATGAATCTAATCATTATCCTTTCCTCACAGCCAAAGAATTACCTGATTTTTTCAAGGCATTGTCCAGTTACTCAGGAAGTGCATTGGTTGTTATGGCGGCTCGTCTACTGATTATCACCGGTTTGCGGACTGGCGAACTGCGCGGTGCATTATGGGATGAAATCGATCTCAACAAGGCTATCTGGGAGATACCTGCTTCACGGATGAAAATGCGTCGCCCTCATGTGGTGCCTTTGTCTAAGCAGGCTCTTTCGCTTATTGGGCAGATTAAAGAATTAACTGGCAATTATCCGCTTATGTTTCCCGGCCGTAATGATCCAAGGAAAACAATGAGCGAGGCTAGCATAAACCAAGTATTTAAACGCATCGGCTATAACGGAAAGGTTACTGGTCATGGATTCCGGCACACCATGAGCACCATTTTGCATGAGCAGGGCTATAACACCGCGTGGATAGAGACACAGCTCGCACACGTCGATAAAAACTCAATTCGTGGCACATACAACCATGCGCAATATCTGGATGGTCGCCGGGAGATGCTCCAGTGGTATGCCGACTATATGGATTCGCTCGAGCATGGCGGAAATGTGGTGCATGGTGAGTTCGGAAAATGCGGGTGACTGGTTGAGTATACAGTAGTAGACTTTGAGCACCTAAAAAGGCTGATGCAAACAGAGCTGGCTCGGCCTTAACATTAGACCGCTTGAAGGGGGAGAATATGCCAATTGTGGAAAACATTCCTGACTTATCCCACTGGCGAACAGTACAGGAGTTTTCTATCACCCAGGCCGCTTTATTGTTGGCCGGAATTGATCCTTATGATTACCCTACTCTTGAACATGTCAGAGATAATAAACATGAACGTTGGAAAATGGCATGGGGGTTGGCTAATGGAATGGTAACAGCCATCCGTCGTGGTGTCTTAACTCCTGTTGAATGTACCTCTGAAATAGTTGAATACGATAATTGGGGAAATGTTTGTGATATTGAGTACAAACGTCTGACATCAGCGCAACTGACCGATCGTGCATATGAGATAAGCAAGGATAAAACTTTAATTAGTCGCCATTCTTTATATGAGTGGATAAAAAATGAGAGCGTTGATTTTGCGAGATGCCCTCGCCCTATACCTGTTAAGGAAGTTAATCCGCCAGCAATCATTGAATCATCTCATCAGGTAATTAATCCTGACGAGTATTTGTGTACTTATGGGCATAAGAGTGATGGGTTGGAGTATGTGCAGGATGCTATAAGAGAACTATGGTCGACGTATGACCCAGATGACCCACAGACGGCTCCGACAGAGCATGAGGTACTTGAATATTTGAAAAAAAGGGGGGCGGGTTCTAATGTTGCTAGGGCTGTGAATCTGATTTTAAGGCCTGAACATCTGAAGCGTATTGGTAGAAGACCAAAAAAACAAAAAGTTAAATAGTGGTCGCTATTCCAGAAAAATGGTGGTTTCCTTTCAAAAAAAAGTAACCACCAATGCAGATTAAATCGTAAGAACAGTAATTTTTCTTCGTGTTTCACGTCAGCATGATACTTAAAATAGTAAACGCCATTATTAAAAAAAGGTGGAGCTATTTCACTGAAATGGTATTCGCCATTCATAATGGTAAGCATCTATAAATATCACTTTTCTTAATGCAAGCTATGTACACCTTTATAGACGTTACAAGGTGAATATATGGCAAACTCTCTTATTCGTTTAACGGAAGTTCAGCGTAGAACTGGATATAGCAAGGCATGGATTTATCGCCTTATGGGGCAAGGTAAATTTCCTGCATCAGTTAAAATTGGCTCGCGAGCTATTGCTTTCGTTGAGAGTGAAATTGACGAGTGGATTAATCAGCGTATTGCGGAATCACGCGGAACAGCTACCTGATTAAATGGCTACGGGGCCAGAAGCCCCAACTATCCACCAGCAAATAAAAAGTAACTTAATTCGATAGCAGGAGTTTTTATGAAACAGCGAAAAACGCCCGTACAGGGGCAGGGCTTCGTTCGGCCTGAAAACCAGAATCTGCAAAATTTCGGCGAAATTATCCCGGTTATTTCCGGCGTTATTGGCGGACGTGAAACCAATATTGTTAGCGCCAGAGCGTTGCATAAGGCGCTGGGTGTGAAGCGTGATTTCACAACCTGGATTAAAGGACGCATTGATGAGTACGGATTTAAAAAGGGCGTGGATTTTGAAGTTGTAGATAATTTGTACTTTGATTCCCCGAAACGGGGGAACCAAAGTGTAAATATTGAACAGTTTGATTTTGATTGGACAACAAAGCGCGGCGGTGATCGTCGCAGTGAAGACTATTTGATCTCCACGAACATGGCGAAAGAACTGGCGATGGTCGAGCGCACCGAACAGGGCCGCGCCGTTCGTCAGTACTTCATCAAATGCGAGGAGGAGCTACACAAGGTAGCGCCAGTGCGTTCCGCAGCGTTACGCCGGGAACTGAAAGCCCGTATCTCCGTTGCCAGCTACTTTAAGCCGATGTGTGCCGCGCTGGAGGCGTACCGGGCTGAACTGGGTAAAAACACACTCCAGCACCACTACACCACGGAAGCCAATATGCTGGCGCGTATCGTGCTGGGTGGCATGACTGCAAAACAGTGGACGCAGGCGAACGGCATCACAGGCGAACCACGCGACCACATGAGCACGTTGCAGCTTGAGCACCTTTCTTACCTTGAGCAGAGCAATATCACGCTGATTGAGTTAGGCCTGGACTACCACCAGCGGAAAGCTGAATTAATTCGTCTTTCGCAGCGTTGGTTAGCCCGTCGCATGGAGGAAAACAGCCATGTGTAACGCTCTGACCGTTACAAAAAGAGAAAGCGCCCCGTTGCCGGAGCGCCTTTGTGAACGAATAGCCTACTGCGCCATATTGCTTACTGTCTACGAGGCAGATTATAGCGTTGTGGTCGCACAGAGTGAAGGCGCTGATCACCGTTACTACAGCACGCCAGAAATGCAGAATATTTTGCTGCAAAATGTCGTTGGTCACGCTGTCCGGAAAGCAAAAAATTTTGCTGGTGGCGCGACTGATGCGATTTTGTCAGGTCGCAAGGTGATGATCAATCTGATGTCTAATTTCGTTCTGGATAAAACAAAGGCGACCGCAGAGGGCCACCAGTGGGAAAGCTACACACTTGAACACATCGCCAACAATGCCAGATTTGCGGCTGGTGGGCAATGTGATCAGTGTGTTGGCTTGCTGGTGGGCTATTCCTGCTCTTTAACATTGCCATGCCGCGATGTTTTCCAGGTATGCGACCCCATTTTTGTGCGCCTGTACTCTTTAAGGAATTTCTCAAGGATAAACGCACAGGGCGCGAATCTGTCTGACTCATATTCGTACGTTATCTTTCTGCGCTGTCTTTTCCGTGCCGGTGATGGTGTATTGGTCGATTCTTTGTTGGTCATTCTGTGTACCTGTAAAGCAATGCGCCGGAGTTCCTCACACCACGGCGATGATAGTTATTATTCTGATTCTTTGGCCTTGCGGCGCTGGAGTTCTTCACGTGCGACGGTGACGAGCTGCCCGATCTCCTCGACAGCTTTGACTCCGATTTTTTCCACCTGCGCCAGTGCATTGAGCGAAGAAACCAGGGGATTTTCTCCGCTTCCTTCTGCCTGGCGGCGGGCGATCTCACCACGCATGGCGGTTACTATGAATCCGGCGTTGCTTTCGCCGTCCAGTTTTACGGATTCCATGCCTTCAAAAGCATCATGTGGGATACGAATTGAAATCTGTTTTGATTTGTCGTTGATAGTGTTTTTTGCCATGTGCATTCTCCTAAACAAAAGATGTGATTCAGTATACACAAAAAAGAATCACAAAAAATACTTGACCTGTGATTCAGTTAAATTTAATTTAAATCACACCTCAGTAAGAGGATATAAACGACAACGCCCCGAACTGTTTGCGGCAGTAGCGGGGCGTCTAACCAAACCGTTAAATGAGGTAACGATTATGGCTGGGGCACAGCATACCCAAACTCACCCTAAATTTATATACACCTTCTTGGCGGTGCACCGTGATTGCATGGCTGACGGTAAAAACACTGTTCATGTAGCCGCCGATACGCTGGTTGATGCCTGCGAGATGCTCAATGACATGGGCTATATCTCGGCAACATGGAAAGGGCGCGAAGAAAACACGTTGTTTATTCAGAAATGCGAAAACAATTTTATCTGGCGTTTTATCGCCCTGAGTACGGCACAACCGCGCGTGATTCACATCGAGGCCACCAGCGAACAGGAAGCACGCCAGCAATCTCCTGATGGCTGCGTGATGGTATTCGCTGCCCGTATTCGCCAGGAGGTGGAGCATGTGTAATGCAACATGGCCTGATGCAGCGGTAGACGCTATCAAAACGCTGATGGATTCACTTATTGAGATTTCTGCTATCGCTGGTGTGGCGCATAAACACGCAGCCAGAGAATCAGAATGCATCTCCCATTATTTAGCATTTGTGCAGCTGAAAGCCGATCAGGCACTGGATAAGGCCGGAAAAATTATCATGGCTGATGTACAGGAGGTGCACCATGCATAACCTGTCAATTTCTGACCTTAACAGCATTCAGTTTGACGAGATATTTTCCGGGCAGCTACTGGTCAACGTGGAGAATGGACGCGTGGTAAGTAATTATCACCTGCCGGATGGTGCAATTGCCGGAAGCGTTGAAGCATTGCTGGAACTGGCGGAACGTGCGCGACTGATTAAGCCGTCAACGTGCCATCACGATGATGATCTGCATTTTACCGGACGCATGGTGAGTCACTACGAAAACGGCGTTGAAGTATCCCGCGAACGTCTGCGTGATGATTGCTGTTTCGGCACACTGCCGGAATTTATCGAATTGCTGACCAGTTGCGGTTATCAGGTCATTCAGGGGGGGTAAACATGCGTGATGATCGTTTTAATTCCCTGAAACGGGAATTTGATGGCGCACCGGAAGATGCAGCGGGCGCATTGTTGAGCGTTGCTGACATGATGAAAGCTGCATATTTTCTTATCAATACCAGTGGCTACAAGTCAGAGGGTGAAATGATTCTTAGTATTGCGTCGGACTATGCGGAATATGTGGCAGAGACGCGTTACAGAAGAAAATTCACGGAGGATGTAAGCCATGCATAATCATGAAGCGCATGTACCCGTAGTGCTTAATGTGCCAGATGATTTCACCGGACGCGTACTGGTTTACCTGGATAAAGGGAAAGTGAAATCACAACGCCGACTGAAAAGTAATGAGATTGTTGGTTCTCCTGAATTTTTTTCTGAACTCTGTATTCGTGCAGAAATAAAACCGGAACTGCTGACAGGAAAATAAAACCATGAAACTGAAAAATTCTGGCTTTACTGTCAGCGGTCTCTCTCGGCCTGAAATTCGTCCCGGCGATATTTTCCGGGATAAATACGGCGGCACGATAACGATTAAAACCGTCGATGATTTTCGCGTGACCTATATCCGCAAAGGTTATGCGCATCCCTGCGTGTCGTCACATATGCGCTTTGAAAGGGAATTCATCCTGGTAAGTAAAGCGCCACCAGCAGAATTAAGCGACATAGACAAAATCATGAGCGTCACGGGCGCGGAACGCATCAGGACAGTACGTGAAATTATTCGTGAGCGGGGAGGTAAGAAGTGAAAAACGCACCGAATTTAAAATATCAGCCGAAGGATAAATTCACCGAGGTAATCATTTTTGCCGGGACGGATGCTTACGCCCATGCTCAACACTGGATTGAAAGCGAAGGACGAAAACACGGCGATAACGTGCCACCTGTTTATCTGGGGCCAAAGCAACTGGCAGACCTGGCGAATATCCGCATTATTGACGAGAAACGCCGCTTTGCACGTGTCTATCTCGCGGGGGAGATAGAGCCAATCCAGATCAATGCTATTGCTGAAAAGCTGGCGCTGGCTGGTGTACAGGACGCGAAATTATACAAAGGTATCACCGACCGGGAGCCGGAAAACTGGCGCGACTACCTGCAACGGATCCGCGAACAGGCAGAGAGTGGGGAAGTTTCAGCGATGAAATTAGCCACAAAAAATATTGACCTATCCAGGCCAGCACTAAATCAGATGGGAGCCAGCCAGAGAGGGGAAGTGTTACTTGAATATTATGGAAGAGCACTGGCTATAAATGATGATTCTGATGTAGTTCACCATTACAACGGAATTGTCTGGGTGCCTGTATCTGATAAGGAACTCCAGCGGTCTATGGCGAAGATTTTTATTGATGCTGGAATCAGTTATTCGCAAAACGCCATTAAATTTGCCGTAGACACAATGAAATTGAGCCTGCCTGTTATGGGCGGGGCAGACAGGAATCTTATTGGATTCAGTAACGGGGTATTTGATACCCGGACGGGAAATTTTCGGGAGCATAACAAAAATGACTGGTTGTTAAATGCCAGTGAATTACCGTTCAGCCCACCAGCAGAGGGGGAAACGCTGGCAACACATGCGCCGAATTTCTGGAAGTGGCTGCGTCGTTCGGTGGCAGATAATGATCGTAAAGCTGATCGCGTACTGGCGGCATTATTCATGGTGCTGGCGAACCGGTACGACTGGCAGTTATTCCTTGAGGTAACAGGCCCAGGCGGAAGCGGTAAAAGTGTGATGGCTGAGATTTGTACCATGCTGGCGGGTAAGGCCAACACAGTATCGGCAAGCATGAAGGCTCTGGAAGACGCAAGGGAACGCGCGTTAGTAGTTGGCTTTTCGCTGATTATCATGCCGGATATGACTCGCTACGCTGGCGATGGTGCAGGAATTAAGGCAATTACTGGCGGCGACAAGGTGGCAATTGATCCGAAACATAAAGCCCCCTACTCCACACGTATTCCGGCAGTAGTGCTTGCGGTAAACAATAACGCCATGTCATTCAGTGACCGAAGCGGGGGGATCTCGCGTCGTAGGGTGATATTTAATTTCTCTGAGGTCGTACCGGAGAACGAACGCGATCCCATGCTGGCGGAAAAGATAGAAGGCGAACTGGCGGTAGTGATTCGCCATTTGCTAACACGATTTACCGACCAGGACGAAGCTAAAAGACTACTTTATGAGCAGCAAAAATCAGAAGAAGCGCTGTTGATAAAGCGCGAAGGTGATTCACTGGTGGACTTTTGCGGCTATCTGATGTCGTTGGTTAAATGTGAAGGAATGATGGTGGGCAATGCGGAAATAGTGCCATTTAGCCCGAGGCGATACCTGTATCATGCTTATTTAGCCTATATGTCAGCGCATGGCCTGGGAAAACCAGTATCACTGACACGCTTTGGTACTGATATGCCAGGAGCTATGGCGGAATACGGAAAGGAGTATAAGCGGGCTAAATGCACTAAAGGCCCGGATAAAGGGCGAGTGATAACAAATGTTCTGTTAGATGATGATGCTGATGGCTGGTTGCCAGCAGCTACAGGGATTAACGACAGAACATAATACGAAATTTATAAGCTGAAACGTAAAGGTAGACGGTTGGTAGACAGATTCACTTAACCCTCTACCAACCATCTACCAATTAATATTTTGAATTATAAAGATATTTTCAATGTGGTAGAGAGGTAGACAGTTATTTCTATATTCCTAAACCACGGGGGGTATATAAAAAACAGATAGTTAAGGGGGCATTTTTTAAATTTCTCTTTTAACTGTCTACACTGTCTACCATTTAGTAAAAATCATTAATTATCAATGTATTAATGCGGTAGACCGTTGGTAGACAGTTTGCAGATTGTTTTTTTGTTATGTGTTAATAACATTAAATAAATCAATCAATTATATCGGTAGACAGTTGGTAGACAGTTGTAACGATGGGGCAAAGCATGACTAAGCTGACCATTAACAGAAAACCAAAAGGTATTTACGGCACGCCGCAGAAAACGACGCAGGCGGCACAGGAGCAGGATAAAACCACATCGGCGCATAAAGTGATGCCCGGTAACCAGAAAGCGCAGCAGAAGCCTACAGGGGCGACACCGTGGCGGCATATGACCAAACGCCAGCGCAAAAACCGCAGGCGCGTTAACCGCCTCACTGAGTTGTGGCCTGACTTATTCAGCCGGGAAGCACTGAAGCCGCTTAAGGTGGGGATATTCGACGACCTGATGCAGGATCTCGCCGTCAGGGGGCTGGCATTCGGGCCAGGGGCATTGCGTGCGACGCTGGCATCTTATGCGCAGTGTCCGCGCTATTACCGCGCCTTAATGGCTGGTGGGGTACGCTACGACCTGAAAGGCCAGCCGTGCGGCGAGGTGACACCACAGGAACAACAGGACGCAGAAACGCGGCTGGTGGCGCTGAATGAGAAGCGCAAACGCCAGCGCCGGGCAGCAAAGGAGACAATAGGCGCATGATTCACGACAGCAAAGCGGAAGCACTGGAAGCGCGTGGTCTGTACCGGAGAGCGGCGGCGCGGTGGGCTGAGGTCATCATGCTGGCGAATGATGACAAGGCACGGGAACAGGCGGCAAAACGTCGCGCGGAATGTATCCACAAGGCAGCACGCCCACCAGCAAGGCAGGATAATTTCGGGGAGATGCGCGAAACCATCAGCCGGGCACATGCCGGGATGGGATTACATCAGCCCAATGGTGAGGCATTCAGGAAATACCAAAAAAAGAACAATTGTAGTCAGTAACAGAGGATGGGATTCTCTTGGTTTTTTGTTGATGCTTTCTGAGGAAATCTACTACGTTGCTGAGCAGATGAATATTCAATTGCATCTGGGTTCCTGATAAGATTAATCTGAATATTTTCATTTGGAATAGGGATATGAATAAAACTTTAATTGCAACATTAGTCGGTATAGTAATGTTAACCGGATGTGGGCCAGAAGAGTTAACTCCAGAACAGAAACAGGAAGTAGCTGCTCTTAAAGCTGAACTGTCGCAAACGGAAGGTGAAATATCAGCAGCTAAGGAAGTTGACCAGCAGTTTTCTGGTGGGTTGATAAAAAATCTGACAACAGCAAGACTGGAAATATTAGGAACTAATAAAGCGCTTTTGGAACAGCGTATTAATGCTATTGAATCAGGTGCCAAAATTGATGTTGTTGTATCTGGAGTAAAACCTGATCCTGAGCTTGCGGCTTCAATTAAAACTGAAATTGACAGCTTAGATGCAAAAATCAACGAAGCCAAAGCTGATGCTCGTCAGTATAGTGGTGGTCTGATAAAGGTACTAAAATTATCTACTGTTGCCACTGAAGAGCAGACCATGGCAATGTTGCAGCAAAAGTACCTCACAGCCAAGTATGGCCTCGCTGAAGTTAAGCTGGCATCAGTACAAGCTAATGACGCAAAAAACAGTACTGAAACGGAAGTAACAGCCAAAAATTCCCAAGAGCAACTTCCTTTACTCCCGCCAGCGGATGGTCCGTTTGGCTTAGAAGCCGGTCTTACACAGAAAAACATCGAAGATATGATCGGTGCTAAGCTCAAGCCACTACCAGACAGTGTGAATCTGTATACTTCTGATAAATTACCGAAGCAAAACGCAGATTTTGAAATGTATGGTTTGCTGATCTCCCCGAAAGCTGGTTTATGTCAAATACGGGCTTTAGGAAAAAATATTGATACTGATAGCTATGGATTGGCTCTTAAATCCAAGTTTGAAGAATTGAGTAATTCTTTAAGTTCTCTGTATGGAAAGGCTGATACTACAGACTTTTTGCTGGCTGGTTCAATTTGGAAAGATCCTCAGGACTGGATGAGGGGGCTAAACAAAAAAGAACGCTTCTTATCTGCTACATGGAAGGGAACAAAAGAAATACCATTAAAAAACAATATTGATACTATATCTATTGAGGCCAGAGCGAACAATTCCACTCAGGGATATGTCTATCTGCAGTACTCATTTACAAATGACGAAATTTGTCAGGCAGAAATTGAAGGGGCGAAAAAAAGTTCCCTTTAAACAATCCGTGCAAAGCCCCTTAGTAAGGGGCTTTTATATATTAATGTTCAACGTGGGGGATTAGATGAAAGATAATCTAGCAAAACTAATTGAAAATACTTTAAAAGATATTCTATTAGCTAATGCTGCTCTAACATTCATTTTTGCAATACCAATGGCTATTATCAGTAGGCATGGGATGGGCATCACAATCTGGTTTATAACTGTGCTCATTGCACCTGCTCTGTGTGCAGTAGGTGCATGGCTTGTATCTCGAACATCCGGCCATGCTGAGGAGTTCTTTCATCGTCGGTGGGCTAAGCGAATTTATGTTTTTTATACTCTTGCGGCTGCCGAGTTTTTGCTTGTGTACTCAATCGCGCAAATAATGAAAAATCTGATGAAATAATTAACAAGTTATTATCATGGAGCTTGTGGCTGTTAACCTGCAGTGAGGCGACAATCGTGTATTTATAAAAACTTCCCCTTTTCACTCCCCGCAGCTTCTTCTGCTATTGCCTTTATGTTTGCATGCACCAACATCTGCCATACCTTTGCAGAAAAATCAGAGCATTCAGTGCCGAAGGTTGGTTTATTGATGCTTTTCGTTTCATTTATTGCAATTGTCTCTGGTATCATTTCAATTTGTGCAATAATTGCAATTATTGTCATTCAGAAGGGATCATCATGAAAAATCACGGAGTAAAGCCAGTTTTACTTTCCCGGAGGCAGATCGAAGCCCTGCAACGCATCCAGGACGAAGAGCGTCAGAAATCTGTGCTTGGTGTGGCACCGTCGATTCATGTTATCGCCCGGCAACTGATGGATAAGGCACTTAAAGAGGTGAGACTGTGAAATTAAATATCAGAGTGGATAAACGCCAGCTATGGCAGAAAAAAGAGAACAGCGAGGCATTCAGGGCGTTGCTGGTGGAAAATCTTCAGCACCGGTTCAGTGGAGAGTTGCCTGATGCTCTAGGGAAGAAACTGGAATCCCTGACGGTGGAAATTGGCGATTATGGCTTTGTTGATGTTGAAAGCACGACTGCCAACACAGAAATCGTAAAACAGGTCGTCAATGATGTAATGAAAACCACGCTTAGCCAGCCATCCTGGCGCAACTGAATCAGTAAGGGGCGGTTATTGCCCCTTTCCTCCATACCCACAACGCATTCCCTTTCCGCATGAAATTATTTTTTATCGTATACGCATGAGGTGAGCTACATGTTGATGAGTAAAGCCGAATACGCCAAATACAAAGGCGTAAGCCGCCAGACAGTTTACGACTGGATCGAGAAAGGCGAAGTGATCATGTCTGGCAAAAAAATTGATGTGGAGGCGACAGAGCAGCGGAACAGCCCACCGGCACAAGGGAAAGACACCGTTTCTGAAATGTGGCCAGAAAGAACGCTGGAAATGACGTGGGGCGAATTCTGGAAAGCAGTTAAGGCCAGAGACGGTAAAATTCCTTCGCCAGTAACGGACGATGACATACAGCAGCGTGTGCTGTATGCAGCCGGGGAATTAGGCTGGGAAGTGCTCTTTCTTGATGATGGTGCTATCTGCCTTGAGGATGATGAAGGGCAGCATTACTTTGAAAAATACAATTTGCGAGGTAATGCCAGGCTGGCAATTCGTATGCTACGTTGCGAACTCTGCTATGTTGCAGGTGATTATCCCGATGAACTGGAATCATGGAGTGAAGCCGGGCTAAACGCCCTGGCTGAATGGGAAAAATCAGACCATCAATGACATCAAAAAGTGTCAAGTTGAGCAGCTTGCCAGGTTGACACTTTACACTCTGAACGCGAAAAAGTGTCAACCTCGCTGTAAACCCCGCCGTTACTGGCTTTGCGCCAGATTTACCTCGTCAAAAAGCCGAAAAAATCGCGAAAAGTGTCAAGTTGCCATGCTCAGAAATGCTAAGGTTTGATAAGGTTTTTCGCGAAAAAGTGTCAAGTGTGTCAACCTGCGATGTTAAGATTTGTTAAGGTCTTAAGCCGGAAAGTGTCAACCAGCCCCTAAGATTTCCTAAGGTGTAAATCATGACCATCACCGAAGCCGATATGCTGGAGATGATCCGCAGCATTGCCGAAATCAAACAACCAGCAAGCAAAATTAACAGGTGTTCAGCGCCTGTTTCCGTTGTGCTGCAACAGGAACGCCACCAGCATGATGATGTGAGGCCGTATCAGTGGCGGAAACCGGACAGGCCACGACGGTGAGCGGAGCGTTACGGTAAGTCAACAGCCAAGCCAAACATTAAGCCTACGGGTAAGGCTTTTTGTTGATGCTGATGTTGCGAGCTTTTACTTATGTTCATGTAAAATGGGATAGCGTGGGATGGATATGAGCGTGCGTAACATTCCTTTGATATGCGTAAATATTTAGTCTCGTAAGAAGTTTGTAACGGTTGCAAAACAGAAAGTGGTAGGTTAATCATTTTTAATGAAAAGGAGATGTATGTGAATATTTTTGCAGAGTATGCACAAGAATTTGCAAAAAAAGATGATGTGAATAAATATTATACTCCTTCAACTCCTATATCTAATCCTGAGTATTTAAAGGGGAGAGATACTGAAGTGAGAAGTATTTTAGATAATTTAACGGTTCCTGGTAGGCATTGTATGATATATGGTGATAGAGGAATCGGAAAGAGCTCATTAGCTAATGCTACAGTTATTGGTGGCAGGCAATACAACGTACTTTTAGGTGAGTATTTTAATGTGAAGTGTGATACTAACACTAAATTTAAAGATATCGTCTCTGAATGTGCAATATTTATCTCACAAAACCCGGAAAAGTATAAGGAAGAGAAAGTAATAAAGGCAGGCTTATCTGCAAAGTTTTTTAGTTTCTTTACTGGTAACGTGGGTTATGAAGAAAAAATAACTATAGAACGAGATGAAATAACTCCTCGAAAGGCAGCAGCGACTATTGGAATAATTCAGGGGGTTCTCGTTATAGATGAGTTTGATGTATTAGAAGACGATATAAAGAAAGCTGTTGCAGAGTTTATAAAGCAGTTGAGCGATTTTAATTCGAAATTGAAAGTATTGCTTGTGGGAATTTCTAAGGATGGTAAAAGCCTTACGGCAGGGCATGAATCTGTTAATAGATGCCTGCATGAGGTTTGTCTGGGAGGGGTTGATGAAAAGCATCTGTTAGAAATAATCAGTCTGGGAGAAAAGGGATTAGGACTAAGGTTTGACGATGAAATTAAAAATCAAATAGTTGATATAAGCAATGGCTTTCCATATTTTACTCACCTCCTTTGCAAGGAGGCTGCTGAGGCTGCCATTGTTGATTCAAGCAAAGTTATTAATTCTGAAATCTTCCATAAATCAATTGAAAAATCAGTTGAGAATGCTGAAGGTAGGCTAAGAAGAGAGTATGAGGATGCTGTTCGTTCATCTAAAACAGATGTGTACAAAAAAATTCTATATTCAGCGTCAAAGTTTAAAAATGAGGAGTTTGGCGTTAAAGAATGGATAAACCAGATATATCAAGATACTGGAGAGAGATATAACAACCAAAGTATGAGTAACTATACAGGACGCTTAATTAAAAAGGATTTTGGAGCGACAATAAAAAGACTGGGTAGAGGCGTGTATAAGTTCACCGATCCAAGGATGCCGAGTTTTATTCGATTGGCGAATATGTGATATTGAAAGCCATTATAAACAGAATTTTATTGTTACTCCTAAACCACCTCTCGATGAGGTGGTTTTTTTAATGTATTCATGATTTAATTTTCAAACCATAATCCTTAGAACAGATAGTTTTCTTACCTAACCAGTTATTGAATCTATATAATCATTTCTGTAGAGGCATCAATTCATTTCACACAAACACTCGGGTCGCCTTCTTCACATCTCCACCACCAACATTATTAGATTTAATCTCCATTATGTGCAGCGTCACTCGGTGCATCGCCACATATCATCATGGCCTACATTCTTGACGTTCAGAAATTCTGCACAAGGTGAGCACTGCTGGTGTCATAACAGTGTAGTCGGTGGAGAGGAGGCGGGAAAATCGTTGTAGCCATGGCTGTCCGGGACTGCCCGCCTCATCAAATTTGTACCCTCGCGAAATTAAAAAATACTTTACGCTAGTAGTTATCCTTGGGCATCCACCAGCCTTTCATCATTGAGTGCTGGTGAGGTTGAGACTCGAAGAAAAAGAGTGCTAGAGAGTCGATTTTTGCACAGTTTGGGATAAGGGAAAATTTATTGGGGGTACTTTTGGGGGTATCTATAAAAATGCAATATGAAAATATCATTAAACATCAATGTATTTATTGTTTGTGTTTTGTTCCTATTATCGCACCATTTAAATCAATAAGTTACACATCACTAATACCTTCCTTATTTTTTATTGGGACAGATTTGGGACCGATGGGTTCAGGATCGAATCTATTTACCGTGCGTGTTCGGTAAGGTGATTAGGTGCGAGGTGAGCATATCGACGAACCATTTCGAGAGTTTCCCATCCGCTCATTTTT